TTAGTAAGAGTTGTTTCGAGCTTCTTGCGCATATCGCTTAATCATCTTCGAGCGCTTATCGGGATCATCCCAAAAGCCTGCATCCTTCATGGCGCGCACTTGTTCTGGTTTCAGTACAAATGTGTTCCTGTTGGTGCTTCCGTTGACGCTTTCGCGACCAGAACTTGTTACAACACTCCTTGGTCTCTTAGTAGACGAACGTACGTCCGTGCTGTCATTGTACTTGTGTGGCAAGTACTTATGCAAGCGATTATCGAGTTCATTCCAGTAATCAGGTGAGGTTGGATCCCAACCCTCTGAAACCAGCGTCTCGTCAATCTGCTTTGCAATCTTGGAATCGGTGTCCCGAGCGTTCGGGTCGTACCAATCATTCTTCTCCATCCAGTTCGACGCAAGGCGTTGCAGGCGTGGATCTGGGACGTTCCCTTGGGACTGGCGTGGCTCAACAGCCGCCTTCTTGAAATTGGACAAAGCTTCCATCTGGCGACGTGCTTCGTACATCATCTCTTGGGCTTCTGCCATGGCGTGACCGTCAGAAGCGCTTGCCGCCTCAGAGATCTTCATCTTGGCGTATTGCAGGCGCAACTCTTGATCTTCAATAGCCTTGTCGATACGAGCTAGGTCAGCAGAGTGGGTTTTGCGCTCCACAACAGACAAACGCTCCATCAACTCTTGGTTCTTGCGTTCCAAGTGCTGGAGTTTCATGTCCTTCTCTACGCCTGTCTTCTTCGCCAGATCCCTCTTAGCGCGTCTTTTCTCACGACGGGCACGTTGGTACTCTGTCTCGTCTTCAGGGGCTATATCGTCGTCTGTAGAGCCGCCAGACGCCATTTCACGGTCGTCTTCCTGCTCGTCAGGGGATTCAATGCTGTCAGGTAGGTCGATAACGGCTGAACCGTCCGCCTCTTCGGTGACAACAATCTTGTCAAGTTCGTTTTCTGTGGTCATAAGAATGCTTTCATGGCTAAGGGATCACCAATGACTTTGGCAATGATTTCGTGGTCATTCAAGATCATGAAAAGGGCTGGATCTTCGTAGTCATCCTGTCCTTCGACCTTAACTTCCCACCTGTCTCCGCCCCATTTAGGGACTCGGATGTAATCACCGACCTCGCACCACGAGCCCTCGGGCCAGCCCTGCATGGTGTCACGGTTCTTGAATGCGAGAGGGCCCACCTCGATGACTTTCGCCACCATGTTGTTCCACTTCTCGGTCTCTTTGGTCTCTTCCACCAAAATAATCCCTGTGCCTGTCGTTTTCTGTCTGGTGCGACGTAATTGCACCAAAATTCGACCACCTAATGGCTTAGCACCCGGATTCACAGCGGGGAATGCCCACTTAACTTCAGCGTTTTCCAACACTTCGGGGTTATCGCTCATCTTCTTCTTTATCCTTTAACATTTTGTTAATGAGATCGAGGGTTTCCTGCAATCCCAAGTTTGTGCCGACCGTGCGTTGGTACGTCTCCCATGACGCGACATTTCCAGCCGCTAAGGAAGAAGCTATATCAGCTTGACGCGCCTTAATTGCGCCGATCAGATCACCCAAATTAAATAACATTATTTTTTCTTAGCTTGCGATAGGGCGCCTCCTTGTTTTTTGGCTGGCGCTGTGTTGCCAGAGGACTTCAAAGACGTGCCATCGAGCTTCTCGCCTGCGGCAATACGCTTGTGCATGGGAACTGCTTCGTTGTGGTAAGGGTTAGATGTAGCCATTTCAGCCTCCTAAGTAGGTTTGTGCTTCGTTTTGAAGCTGGGTTGCAGTTTTTACCTGCTCTTGTTGCAGTTTTGCCGCGTCTCGCGTCAACCTTGCAGACTCTATGCGCTCTTGGGTGAGATTCTTCTCTGTTTGCATCGCAACCTCGAGCTGTTGTTCCGACTCGAACTGCTGTTTGCTCTGTGTAAGCTTGGCAACGTCGAGTTGTTGTTGGTTTTGAAGCTTTTGGACGTTCAATTGGTTGTCCGCTTGATCTTTTGCGGTCAAGCGTTGGGTCTCTGCCATGCTTGTCTGTAGCAAAACCTGTGCTTCTGGTGTCATTGGAGGTGTCTGACCCTGCTTGAGCTGTTGCATTGTCTGCATCATCTTCTGCAACTCAGGGACAGTCTGCGCAAATACCTTCTGCGTGTCCAAAGAAACGTGCTGTGAGGCGATAGCCATGAGCTTGTCTGCCTCTGGCGTGACCTTTGGATCGTCGTAGTCCGTAGCTTGGCGACCCAAAGTCTTCACAATGTAGCCATTCATACGGTTCAAGTACCACATAGAGATGTGTTGCTTCAAGTGCTCTACCATCTGGGGCAGGATGATAGGCTGAACCAAGGGGTTTGAGCCAAACACTGGGTCTTTGTAGAAGTCCATGTGGCTTTGGATGTGAGACAGGTGGTCTTGCTCCATGTAAGCGAAGGCGGCTTGCCCAAGCATCATGGCGACGTTCTCATTGGCAGAGTCGCGCTTCTCAGGAGCTGGGACGTCTTTCATGATCTCGTTGATGCCCGGCACCTTGATCTGCTTTAAAAACCGCTCCACCACCACCTTTCGATTGAATAGGTCAGGGTTCTTCTCCATCAACGCCATCACCGCTTGGCTCTGCGCCATACGCTGAGTCTCAGAGAAGATGTGCGGGTCAGAGACAGGGATCACGTCCGTGTTAGAAGCGAAGTCTTCCTTGCGAATGTCAAGGTCTTGAACCACTTCACCCTTGCGTTGCTCGTCCAAATACCAACGGTTTAGGCGTCCAAGGATCTTGAGGACTCGACCCTGTGACTCGTGCAGGCGTGAGTGAATGGCAGAGAACACCGCGGCGCCCTGCTCGATCAAAGCTTGAGTAGTACCTACAGGGGTGTTAGAGGTCACGTCAGCAATCTTTTCCTCTGCGGTGGTCACTACCCCCTTAGCCGCCTTGTCAAGCCATCCTAGAAGCTCAAATAGAACCTGTGAGGGTGGGTTGAAGGGCATGGGCATGGCGATCTTGCGGATGTCGTCAACGCCCGGCGCACCCTCGATCTCACAAACCTGCGTCACATCCACCTGTTGGGACTGACCAGAGATCTTCGCGCCCTTGAGCTTTAGCATGGTTGCCGCATTGTTGATATGGGCAGAGTCCAGCAAAGCGCGCAGAGAGCCTGTAAGAGCCGCTGACAGCCCTCCAATGAGCTGTGGCAGACCGATAGCGTACGCACCACGCCATGGGATGAACTTGAACTCAACCAACCAATCCAGCTTGGTCATGGTGTCGTCGCCCTCTTCCCAGTTACGGTACAAGCCAACGCACTCGTTCTCGTGCTCGTCAACCATCAAGATGTAGGGAGCGGACTCACCACCTGTCAAAGGGTCGTCCTCTAACTCGAGCCATGTGTAAATGTGATAGACCTTACGCAGTCCATCTTCGTTGTCATCCCACTTGCGACCTTCAATCTTGTTGTTGGCTTTTTCAGAGTGGGTTTCCTCTGGCTCAGCGCTTACGCGAACCAAGTCGATGTCACGGTATAGACCAGAGCGTATGCGGTTCTTGAACTCCCACTCGGTGATGGTCTGCATCTCAGTGACACGTTGAGCGGTGTAGAAGTTTGCGGCGGCAAAGGGCAACAGGATGTTGTCGATTGGCATGAACTCAGCGCAGGGGCGCTTCTTCTTCTCGTCGTACCACAGCTTGATGTACTGTGAGCCACCCAAGGGAAGCTGAGTCAGCATCTGTTCCTGCTCGTCGCGGAACTCTTCGATCTGCTCAGTCAACTGCCAATTCATGTAGTCGCGCTTGCGCTCAGCCTTTTGAATCTTAGCTTCATCCACGTCGCCCAAGATCTTGGTGCGGGTAGGGCCGTCAGGTGGGAACATCTCTTTGATGGCACGAGAGGCGAAGTCCACGCAGGCTTCAGCCATGACAGGGTGCACAACTTTGCTGGCGCCCATGAAGGTAGCACCGCCGGGGGCATCATTCCCCATACCCGTACGCTTGAGACCCTCTTCGTACTTCTTGTCGCGCTCCTCACGAGACTTCTTGTCGTTCTCGACCAAGTCCATGTAGCGCAGGGCAATCTTGTTCAGGTCATAGGGGGAGATCTCTTCTGCCAAGTTGGCGTAGAAGTCTTCGTCCTCCATGGGGCCTTTACTATCCATGCGAACAATGGCAGAGCCGTCAGGCAACTCCTCGACCTCAGCATCTTCTGGGGGCATCTCATACTCAATGCCTTCGTCCTCATCGACTTGTTCGTTCTTTAACCCGTCGATAAAACGACCAGCGTTAGGGTCTTGTGGGAATTGTGTCGCCATAGCTTATTTCCTTTTGAGCTTCTTGTTGCTCAGTTCCATGAACATAGTATCGCGGTTCGTGGTCATTCTAACCCTGCCGCCTTTTGCCTTTTTAACTTCAGGTTCAACTTCTGGCTCTTGCATCTGCTCAGGCATCTGGGATGCCGCACCAGCGCCAGCAGTTGGGATGCCAACCTGTTGGTACAGGGGTAGACCCTTCTGCTTGATGGACTCACGCATCTCTGGTGTGATGGGGAAGCTGTGGAGCTTCATAGCGCCAGCCTCATCCACCATCTTGTTGAAGTCGATGACCTCTTGAGGCGTCATCTCAGATAAGTTGCGACCTGCAACACCAAGGCGCTCTACAGTTGCACCGCGGTCACCCGGTATTGAGAACGTACCCATCTGTGCGTTATAGGGCTTGCCAAAGGTGTTCAGGTAGTCGGGCAGGATCTTGTCGTAGAAGCCCTTCATGCCTTCGCCGCCAACCTGAAGATCAATGCCAGATATTTCCTGATACGGAACATCTTTTCCGCCCTTGAAATTTAATTTGGTGTTTTGCTCATCAAAAAGGCGTTGTGCTGGCTCTTTGCCAATGTAATCTGCAACTTGGTCAGGCTTAACATTGCTGTGCATGACAACACTTTTATTGTTGTGGTCAAACGCATTCAACATCCCTGTATCTGGGCTGTAAACAACTCTACTAATCTGTTTACTTAAGTCATAGCGCTTAGCCTGCTCTGCGCCGGGGGTGATGGCGATGCTGTCGTACCCATTGTCGGCGGCGTAGTTCAATAGGCGCTTCATTGCTAGCTCGTGCCAGTTCTTTTTGAAAGGGGCGTCAGGTACGCCAGAAGGTTGAGGCAATCTCCCCATGTTGCCCTTCATAGCATTTTCTGCGGCTTCAGCCGTCATGAATCCAGACATCTGTTCGCCATCAACATACGGATCAAATCTTTGACCGTTAGCATCTTTAACTCGGTAAACGCCATAAGCATCTGCTTCAACACTGTATGGAGGCTTATCAGTACGATACCCTTTCTTGCGCCCTTCTTGATGCCAGTCAGACTGGATCTCTTCGACGTGCAAGATCTTCTCGCCGTTGGGGCCTTTGCGGTCTTGGACGCGCATGTGGGCTAGGACGTTAGCATCATCCTTCCAGTGAGAAGTTCTGTAGTCAGGTTGAGCGGTGAGTTGTTTATTTTTTAATGCAATAAGTTCTTGCATTTGGTTTTCTGGAATTTCACCACGACGCAGATCGGCTTCAATTGCCATGATGCGACTAGCTTCTTTATTGGTAAAAGCTTGCGGTAACTTCAGCAGGATCTCACGGTAGTTTTCACCATTTGGCGATTTGTACTTGCCATAAATTGTACCGTTGTCCATGTCCATTCGTTTGTAAACTTCATCCGAGATTCTTCGATGCCGTTCACCACCAAAGTTAATCTCGCTGTATGGCACACGATACATCTCTTGCGACACCATCTCCCGAAGATCGTTTTCATCAATTGCAGTTTTGTCGTCAAATACTTTTTCTTTGAGCTGAGGTGGTGGGTTGTCTTTGAGGATTTGCTGAGCCTCTTCCTTGGTCATCTTGCCCTTGGCTTTGAATGCCTGCTCAAGCTTGCGATCAGCCAGCTCAGCCTTCTTCACGCCTGCCTGCTTGGTCAGCTCGGTGTAGAACTCAGCGCCTGTACCCTTGGGTCTCTTGATGGCGGCAAGCGCCTCATCCACGGCAGAGTAGAAGGGGGCGGTCTTCTTGGCAACGGGCAAGCCGAGCTGTAATGCCCCACGAACTAAGCTCATAGTGGTCTCTCCTCCAAGATCAGGTCGTCACCACGGATAGCTCCACCAGCGGCTTTGTGCATTCCACTGTCAGCAACTTGCTGTGCCGCATCATCTACTGACAAGCCCTTGTTGACAAGGTCTACGATCTTGTTCAGGTTGTTCATGCTGTCTTTGATGCCGTACTTTTGAGCGGCTAGGACAAACTCATTTCCATCAATGTAGGCGGCAGGCTTCTTGATGTATCCGCCTTCCTTCTTGACAAGTCCACCCTTCTTTTTGCCAAGCTTCTGCAACTCGGTCAAGATGTCTTCGGTGATCAATTGTGTAGGTGGATTGCCGCGGGTGTAGTCCATGTAGCCGGGCTTCCTGCCCTTCTCACGCATGGTCTTCTCGACAAAGTCCTTCATGACAATGTCGCGCTCGACTGGGGTAAACATCACGCCCAAATCCTCACCCTGCAAAATGGTTGGGAACGCTGGGTGCAGATCAGGTCGGTTAATGATGCCGCCGCTCAGGGTAAATAGACGATTGCCTAACGCGCCAGTAGGCTGATCTAGCAAGACAGGATCAGTCGTACTGCGAATGATCTTGTCGTAATCAATGATTTGACCTTTCTTACCGCCAACCTGAACGCCACCCATCAAGTGACCAGCAACAGAGCGACGACTAAACGTGTCGGCTACGTCCCTGAACTTTTTGTCCATGATGTCAACATTGGCGGGGAATACAGGGTTGCCTTTGTTGTCAACAGCCGCGGCTAACCGCATGTTGATTAGGTCGCGCAGTTCAGGCGTCAACTCACCACGCTTGGCGGCTTTTTTAAAATCACCCAACAGCTTGTCAAACACCATTTGATTTGATTGATGTTGAGTAGGTGTACCAAGCATAGCCGCGTAGACAGCGTTGTCGCCTTCACCACCAAGGATGGTCTTAGCTGTGCCTGCGTTTTGCACCGCCCATGCCGCCTCAGCCGCACGGTACTCGGGTTCGGTGAGCTGTAGCCCAGAGAAGCCGGGGCCTCCTAAGTACCCACCGCCAACCTTCGTGCGGTCAGCCTGCGTAATTTTCAGTGGGCGCCCTTCGATCTTGCCTAGCGCCTCAGAAGCTTTCATGACTTCAGGCTTAGCCGCCTTTAGACCTTGCTTGATTGCCCCAGTCAGACCACCACCTGCGTACTTAAAGTCTTCTAGCTTGCCAAACTTGGGGTTCTTTGCCAACACGAGAGGGCCAATCTGAATGACCTCTTCAGCATTGACAACAGGCGCCATGGTCTCGCGGTCATAGAAGAAGCTGTGACGCTCTGGATCCATGCCAACCTGACGCCACTCTGGGTTCTTCAGGTACTGCTTAGCCAACGTGAACGCCTCGTCAGAGCTCGTGGGCTTCCACTTGCCTTCCATGGTGGCGATGGTGTTCTTCTCAGCTCCCTTGGCAATACCTAACGCCGCCTTGGGGCTGACGCTAAAGTCAACATCGGTCGCCATGGCAACAGGCTCGTAACCAATGCGTGTGCCTGCACCACCAGAGACTGGGCTCTTGCGGGGGCCGTGCGCCGTAACGACCCAAGTGTTCGCTTGGTTGTAGGACGGAATGTCTAGGCGCAGACCAACAGGGTCGCCTTCCTTCAGTGTTGAGGATGGCTTGCCGAAGTACGTCTCCTTGCGGGGTAGACCCTCAGCTTCACGGCTGGTTTTGGACAGTGCGGCTAGGATCTCTTCGCGGCTGGCTGGCGCTGGGACTGACTCATAGGGCGTAACGGGCTTATAACGCTGTACAAGGCGCGCATACTCGTCGGCTGATATGTCACCAGCCTCAATACGTGCGGCGGCTTCCTGAAGCTCTGGTGTGCGCTTGAGAACGTCTTTGTGCGCCATGTTCACACGATCAACCGTAGGCTCAGGGAAACGCCTTGCCAAGTTCTCGACTTCAGCGGTGTTCATGTTGATAGGCAGGTCGTTGCCAAACTGCATGGATAGCCGCGGCACTTCGATCTTTGGAGGCTTAGCCGCCTTCAAACCCTTGCCGACTATGAGCTTGCCACCCGCATAAGCAGGCTCACCGTTCTTCATCTTCTGGTTGTTGACAGCCAGCATCATGGTGTCAGGGTTGTTGGAGATGGAGACTTTGCCGCCTGCCTTCATGCCTGCGGCTGGTGGTGGCTTAGCGCCTAGTCCAAGCTCGTTGTAAGTATCTGCACCCAATTCTTTGAGCAACCAGTCAGCGTGTTCAGCAGGCGTCATGAGCTGATTGCCTTCACGGATCAAGCCTGTGTTCTTAAAATCGCCAATGTTAGACCACTTGCCACTTTTGACAAAGTCCTGCACGAATGGCAGGTAATCTGCTTTTGGTGCGGCGTTCTGCTTACCTTTGATCTGAGAGATGCTGAACGGCTCGTTTTCTTTTGCCATGCGCATTGCGATGTCAGATATATCGCGGTCTGTGTAGCCATGTGGCAATTTCTTGGCTTCTTCAGTTGCCGCTGGCATGTATTCTTTTACAACATCCCAGCGTAGAGCGTATTTACTTGGATGGGCCTCAACGGTGACGTGTGGCTCACCCTTAGAATCAATCAGCGAATAGACCTTGGCATCACCCCTTTTGATGGCATCCCAGCCACCATGACCATAGCTACTATATCCGCTGTCACCTGAATTTTTTGTCCAATCAGGATGACCTTCTGGTGGCTCGTAGCCTCGGACAGAGTGCCCCATGGCGTCTGACTCCGCGGCAAAGTCGCCGGGGCGGTTTAGCTCCACCCACTTGAGACCTTCTGGGTATTCTTTGTACACAGGTAACTCAGCACGAGCGGTTAAGCGCGTCTCAGCCATCTTCTTAGCCAGCTCTTGGTCGTACTCATAGGTGCGGCGTACTGCCTGCTCCATGCTGACCTTGTTCAGTTGCTCAGGGCGAATGCGACCAGAGGCTACGTCTTCTTTGAGTACATCAATGATGTGGTCGAAGCCCAGCTCATACGTTGAGCCTGAGTACAGCCTTGTCTCTGGGTCAAGCTTGGCAACAAACGGATTAAGTTCACCAGCTCGTTTCTCAAAGCCTTGCTCTCTTGCCAGCAACTCATACAAATTGTCTTTCAACTCTTTGTACCTTGTGTCGCCTAAGATCTCTGCCTTTTGAATCTCAGGCATTCTCATGAGCATTTCAGCTTCTTTTGGGGTAAAGATTTCGTTGCCTGTGTGATCGCTCATGCGAGCAAGGAAGTTTTTATCAAGCTCTTTTGTGTAGGCGTCTATCTCCGCTCTGGCTTGTTCAACCCTTTCGGAGATGTTCTTTGCATCTTGTATCTTGCCAGCCTTGGTTACCCTGATTGAATCATCGGTTATGTTTTCCCACTGCTTAGCAAGATCAGACTTGCCCATGCCCTCAGCAGGGTAGCCTTCCGCTTTACGTATGGCTTGCAGGTACTCCATGCGATCTAGGTCGTTGCGAAGGGGTGTATGAACGATACCTTCTTCAGCCAGCCTACGAACTGGGTCGTCAGGTGTACCCATTTCCTTCTTAACGTAGTTGGTCAAGTTGCTGTCGATCCACCTGTTTACGGCTACAGCGTCTCTTGTCTCATTGATGGCTCTCTCAACACCAACACGTATGTCAGGTGTAAGGCGAGCCAATGCTTCTGGCGTGTATTTCTCAGTTAGCTTTTTAAGTTGCGCCTCGGGTTCAAGGCTGTACCCAACTTTTCCCTTCAGCCTGCGAAGGTCGTTCTCAGGTAATGCCAACTGATCGCCACCGCCCAGCCAATTGCCACCGTAGGGCTTGATCACGTTGGACTGCGTGTTGGCACCCATCGCCATGACCATCTCACGAGGTAAGCCACCACGTTCAAAGGCGCCCTTGACGACGGGCTCCATAGCGCTCTCAAGCTTTCTGCCAACCTGCTCTGCGCCTCTACCTGCCGCTCTTGCGGCTTGAGCCGTGGCTGGGCCTGACAGGAACTGCAAAGGCAACGCCTCTGGCATCAATGGCGGGATCTTGTATTCGGTCTCGAGCTTCTCGAGGAAGTCGCCTACGTCACCTGCGTACTCATACGCCAAGGGTTGCTCAGGCTTGTACATGCGCTCTTGCATGAACTTGTCAGCCGCCTCGTCACCCTTGAAGATGCGGGTAGGCAGGGAGTTAACAGCTTGCGTCAAGGCTGAGCCGAGGAAGCGTCCAGCTTGTAAGCCACCAGCCAGCTTCTCAAGTGGGGATCTGTCAGCCTGCACTTGGCGCATGAGGTCAGCATCACGCTCGGTAATGCGCCTGTTCAGCTCTAGGTTCTCTTTGGACGGGACGCTGAGGTCAACCGTTCCAAGCTTAGGGATGAACTCTTTGTAGTCTGGAAGTTCCATGGCGCGTTCGTCATACACAAACGGCATTGGCTGGGCAGGCTTGAAGTTCTTCGCCTTGATGTTCCCAACTCGTGGGTAGAACGCTGGTTTGTTTTCGTCAGCCATGGCTTATCCCGCTGAGTTGCTGTTAGCCCAATGATACCTTGGGTGTAGCCGTTCGTCCATCATGCTGAGTACGGGTTCTCGCGTTTCTTAGCCATACCGCTGTCCAAGTAGTCGTCCTCGTCGTAGTCGTCCCTTGGGGCGCCATCGATGTCCAACCAACCAGCATCGCGTAGGAACCGCAAGCCTTGGGTGCAGGCGTCCACGAAGTCGTCGTGCGTGGAGTCAGGGAAGGAGCAGATCTGGGAGACGAAGCCCTCAGCCCAGTCCTTGACGTAGCCCTTCCTAACGCCGCTCTCAGGGATCCATACACGCCCTGCGGCAATGATGTTGGACACGATGTTGAGGCGTTGGATCTTGTCAGCACGACCGGGGTTGTACGCCCGAACAGGCAAGTGCCCACGCTGTAAGTCTTGTATAAGAGCTATGCCTGCGGACTTGTCTTCCACGAGGATCAGGTCTACCCGCTTCTTGTCCTTGCCCTCACCATAGACCACGTCGTACTCCTCAATCACCTTGGGGCGTAGGTCTGGGTATTGCAGGCGGTCTTGCCAGCAGTCGATCACCATGGCGGACATGGCGCCATCCAGTGGCTTGAACACACCAAACGTGATGGAGGCTGTCGGATCGTTGACAGTCTTCTCCGAGCTGGCGCAGTCGTAGCTTTGCAGGATGTACTCGAACTTGGGGAAGGGCTTGTTAGGCGCCCACAGCTTGAACATGTCGCGCTTGACAATGCCTGACTCCTCAGCATCGATCAGCTCAGCATGGATCTCCTGCCTACCGATCTTGGTTCCCTCATAGGACAGGATCTGCTTTTGGAAGCTTGGAGCGAGGTTGGCTAGGTTGACGTAGGTAGATGCCGTCGTCATGGCTACGTCCTCACCTTCACGCCCTACGAGCTCCACAATCAGGTCTTTGGGGCGCGGGGTGGTTGTGGCAATGATCTGGGTGCGACCGTCGTCCTTCTTCAGACGCACGGCGAACTGGATGTTGTACCAAGCTTCATCGAGGTAGTCCCAAGCGGCAAGCTCGTCTAGCCATGCGCCATGGTACTGACCACCACGGAAACGATCAGGCTCGCTGGCGCTGATGCCTTTGATCAGGCTACCGTTGACCAGCTCGATCTCATGCAGGGCTTTGTTGTAGTCTTTGATCAGGATCTGAGGGATCACAGCGATCAGCCCTGACTCACCCTCAAAGCATGTACCACGCACGTCCATCGATGTAGGGGCGGAGACCAGCCAACGGGTGCCGGGGTTCTCCCACGCCCACCACCAGAGCTGTTCAGCCGCGGTACGGGTCTTGCCAGCTCCACGACCAGCCAGCATGAGCCAGATAGACCACCACTCACCTTGGGGTAGCTTCTGGTGATTAAACGCGCCTGAGAGCCATTTAGCCCGTCTGGCGTATGCCATCGAGTGGTAGGGGCCCAACTCCTTGCGGATGTTAGGGTCAGCAAGGATGTCCAGAACGTCTGGATCGACAAGCTCGCCCATCAAACAGTCCGAATCAGCTCGAGGCGCTTGATCGCCACATCCATGACGTTCTTGACCTCAGCGTCAATGATCATTGGATCGATCTTCTCTTCTGCCGCCCTGTACTCGCCGTACTTCTTCGGATTGAACTTAGCCAGTAGCTTGAGGCGCGTCTCAATCTGGAGCTTGCGGTGACCCAGCATGTCCTCCTCAGTCACGGTCACGCTGTCCTCGCCTTCCTCTGCACCAGAGGTGAACACCTTCTTCTTGCCCATGTGCAGGTTGTCAGCAATGTACAGGCACTCCTCTGCCAGAGCGTCGTATCCGATGTCGCGCGCACGGGCGATGGCTGTGGATAGCTCTGCGTCCCTCCACATCCAATCGTACACAGTCCTCCAAGCAGGGAACCCTTTGTTCTCTCTGCATATCTGTCTCAGTGGTATTCCGTCACTCAGTTGTTCGCAGATAAGCCTTGCTATCTCTGGTGTGTACTTGGTAGGACGCCCACCCTTGTTTTTCTCTTCTGTTGTTTGCGGCTTACCTGTCACATCGGCGACAATATCGCTGGGAAGACTCTTTGGTTTCTTTGCCATGTTGCAACTCCTTTAACGCAAAGTTTAACGGATCTTTGCTTATGTGTGCAACGTCACTCTCCCAATCCCCTCATGATCCTTCTATCCATGTCCTTGATGGTGAGCTTGAACTCTTTGTTTTGTTTCTCAAGGTTTGCGGCTTTTACGGTCGCATGCTTGAGCTTGGACTCCAGCTCCTGCACCTTGACCTGTAGCTCTGTGATGGCTTTGTTTGCCAGCTCAGGGTTTTGTTCTATCCACTCTGGCGCCCAGATCTCTTCGGTCATCGCTTCATGCTCCGTACGTATGCACTGAAGCTTGCCATGGTGTCCTTCTCAAAGGCTTTGAAGTTGTCCACTTCTTTCGCTACCTCTTCCAAGGCGTCGTTCCTGATCTTGTTTGTGATGGGATCGAGCTGGCGTTGGATCATCTGCCTTTTGCGCCAGCCCAATGCCTTCTCCCAAATGTTTAGTTCTGCTTCGCTCATAAGTTCTTCTCCTTGAGTTTGGCTTCAGTTTCACGCACAACTTTTATGTAGTTGCTCAACCCCATTTTCTCAATTTCATTGTCTGTCAGCCCAACCCATGTGCGCTGTGCCAAGGCTTCTCTGCACTCAAACAACAAAGTTCTAACTGCGATATGGTCAGCTAGTTCTGGATTGAACAACCCGCCAGAAGCTAAATAAAAGCTAATGCGGTTAATCAAGTTTTCAGTCATGCTTCCCCCTTAATGCCGTGTGCGGCTTCAATTGCTCGGGCCACTCTCAAATCGTCTTGCCAATTGCGCTTCTCATCGGAACCAAGAAACGCTGACTCCAGCGCGTATTGAATCTCCTCATCCGTCATCGGCTTGCGCTGTGGTGGGGTGGTGTAGAGCGGTATCGGCTTATATGTACTTGATGGCTTTTTCCATCTAAAGTATTTATGACCTACCGCGTTTTCACAAAGGTATGCAACGGGTGCTGGCATGGTTATAGAAATAGTGCCAGATTGTTTTGCTTCAGGTTGCTCCAATTCTTCGGCATAAACATCATCATGCAATGCTTGCGCTACTGCTTGTCGCACTTTCATGGCATCCGTTGTATATTGCTCTGGCTGTGCCAAGGCTTCTTTTATGGCGGCTTGAGCCAACTTTGCAACAGGGAATGGCATTGCTTCATCAATCTGCTTTAACGCCTCAAACGCAAGGCGTAATGCTTCGTCTTTAGTCATTGCCTCTGCTCCCGCCTGCTTTGAGCCTCGTTGAGCTCCTCAATCTGGTCGTCGTCCAAAGGTGTTGCGTCATCCATGATGGTTCCGTCTGCCGCCATGCGGTGTAGCTCAGCAATCATCTCAGCCAGCTCGTCTGGTGTGCCATCGAACCCGTCAAAGCACCCCTCTTGAAATACCAACTTCAGTTTCGGTTCAGGCATTGTTTTTCTCCAATATTGCGGCTTCAATCTTCCTTGCCCACTCGAGCACCATGATCATGTTCCAGTTGGAGCTCTCAGCAGTCACACCCAAGGCTTTTTGGATCTCCTCGTCTGTGAGGCTCTCCAGCTCTAGCGGATCAGCAGTCTGCTCCACCATGTCGTAGATGCCATTCAGGCAGGTTGGGCAGAACGACACTGGCAGTATGCCGATGTAGCCCTCTGAGCCACCCTCGTCTTCAGTGAATTCACACTGGCAAATTGAACATTTATGCGTATTCGTCATAACTTGCTCCGTCTGGTCTTGGGCAATTTGCTGGGGGTACAACAATGCACCACACAGCCTTGTACTGCCCTCTTTGTGCCGCTTCCCATCGATCTATGTACACGTCTGGCATGGCTTTCAGAACCTTTCTGACGTTCTCTTTTGGTCGATCCATCAGTTCAGAGATCTCCTCCAAGGTCATGCCTTCAGGCACACCACGCAGGGCAATCCGAACGCTGTTGGTAATCGCCAGCCTCAACCCTTTGCCATAGTACGATTTTGGAACAGGTTTTTCTTCGCAGACTGGCGCGTCCAACATCCAGCGCACATCCAACGATTCCCCATCTCGATCCCGCCTTCTGGGGGTTTCTTCTGTTGGCACTTGCCACATTGTTTGAATTGGTGACATGGTTGTGGGGTTCCTAGTTGTATTTGTTGTTCAGCAAAGCTCATGCTGGGGTGTTTTCGGGCTTTTGAGCCGTTTTCTGGTCTCGTTGAGGGTCAAGGTGCTTGAGAAGCAGTTCGAGGCTTAAAGAGCCTGTTTTCTCAAGTCGTTCAATTTCGGTCAAAACGCAGTCAACCCCTGCGTTAAACCCTTTGATGTAGTCGCTCATTTTGGTCTCGCTCATACTGGGTTGTTGGTTAAGATTTTTTTCAGGTTGACCATCAACTGCTCAGCCTCGACGCGAGTCAACGGGACGCTCATCATTGATCGACGACCTTGCAGGCACAGCCATACGCCCTCGTCGTATTGGTCGGCACTGACGCGAATTTCTGCCTCAGTGTTGATTGATGTTTCGATTTCGTTTGTCATGATAATTCTTTCAAGTAAAGCCCCCGAGGGGGCGGGTTTTAGGCGTCGTCGAGCATGAGGTTGCTACGAGAGATAGCGTCGTATTTAGCGATGCGTTGTCCCTCTTCGTCAAGCTCGTTGATTTGGTTGCGAATGGCGTTTAAGCGAAGTCCAGCAGAGGCGCAAGGCTCATAGCTGAGAACTACGCCTTCGTTGTAGGCAAAGTGATACTCATTCTTCAGGGCGCGATAGGCGGCTTCCGCCTTATCCTCGAGGGCGCACAGCTCGTCCATGGTGAGCTTTTGCAAAGGGTGGCTGACCTGATTGGCAACGCGCAAGATGCCAGTGTGACCAGTGCCCTTCAAGAACTTGACCATGTCAGCAAGCAAAGCCTGCTTGGAGTCAGCGTAGAACTCAATAGGAGTCTCCTTCAACTCAACAACATTGGTGTTGATGAAGATGCCTTCGATTTCACCAGTGAAACAACGGTCGTCTTGGTAGACGTAAGCTTTGTAGATTTTTGCCATTTTGATTTCCTTCAAGTAACCGCCTTATTGGCGTGAATGAATTGTAACATGAAATTAAAACGTATCAACCATAGGGACTTTCCCTAATCAATCTGCCCGAGATCCAGCGTATGCCGAGATGCCGTGCTTGCGAAGCACTTCTGCGAATGCGAAGGCGCCAGCTTCTTTGACGTCCATAGACTGTGTGGGGTTGCCAGCAGGGTTCCAGATGCACCAGCCTTTTTGCCAGTGCTTGCGACCCACGTTGTTTTTCTTGCACCAGCCCACGAAGGGGATGCGTGCGCTTGAAATGTCAACCCAAGCAAAGCCACAGTACATTGGCTCGCCGTGTGCTTCCATGTAGGCGGACTCAGCGGCTTTAGCGGCGTTGAGGGCTTCGGTATAGATGTTGTCGTAGTTCATGATGGTCTTTCAAGTAAAAGCCCCGAAGGGCAGGGATTAGTTTGACAGTGCCTCTGTAGTGGCTGACAAAATGTCGTAAGTGACCTTGGTGTGCTTAGCGATCAGCTCAGTAGGAGCGTTCAGCTCTTTGGCAACGGCAGACCATGCTGTCGTTTTCTTTTCTGGTGTGTGCTTGATGGTGGTCACGTACATAGTGCCAGCGTATGAACCTTTGCCCAAAATTTTGAGTTGGTTCTTGAGGTCTTCTGCCTGCTCTTGCAGAGCGGCGATTTGGTCTTCGATCAAACCGAGTTGGTCAACGATCTTGAGAGCGGTAGTGGTAGTAGTCATTTCTAATTTCCTTTTTCATGTAACCTGCTTGTTGCAGTGATTGCATCTTAACACGGAGTTAAAGCGCTTGTGAAGTCTTTTATAAATATTTTTATTAGGACAAACCCTAACCTTTCATCAAAAGGGCAACGACCCTCTCGATGGTGACGTTCAGGGCGTCCTGCTCGTCCATCTTCATCACCGACCACATGCGTCTCTGCCCGTGCCAGCCATTGAAGCTCCCTTGGTGGCAGTCCTTGCACAGAGCCACGCAGGTGTACTGCCTATGCTGTTTGACGTGGTGGGCATCACTCGGTGGGGATGCATCACACACAGAGCACGGGAGCTCTTTGACAAGCCCCACGTAAGCGCGTTCTTTTGCTGTGAGAGTGTTATTCATTGACAAGCCTCATGCCGTATTCGTTTGTGCCTTCGGGGATCACCAGCCCGTCACGTTTGACAAGCCTGTTCTTTTTGAATCTGTTGTAGTCCACAAAATGATGCCAACGGTCAAACTTCCACACCACCCTTGCGACGTCTGGGTGCAACTCCTCGAGCATCTGTGACTTGGGCATAGTGCCCTCGGTTGCGTAGAAGGCTTCAGTGTTGCCGCCACCCATTGATTGGGTTCTAACCTTGTTTTGCAAAAATGCATTGAACTGCACGGTGCACATGCCGTCTTTAAGTGCGCGCAGGGATAGGTGTGTGTCTTCGTTGTAGCGCCCCTCCCAGCGGTGTTTAAGCGCGTTTTCAATCAGCAGGCAGGAGTAGATGCGGGTGTTCAAAACAAACGGCGGAGGCGTGTCTTTACGCTTGGCGAACATGGAGTAGTTGAATCCAGCAATAGGCACGTTGGTGTAGCGCTCGACAAAGTCCTCAGCCGCACGGAATATTGCTGGCGTTTCGCACTTGATCTTCATGTTGCGGTTAAGGCGGTGAAAGCCATCGATGTTGTCGTCTAGCACCCAGTGTCGGGTGGCGCCCAAAGAGAGGGAGTGATCCCATGCGAAGTTACGAGCGGCGCCGGGGCCTCTGCTCTTCACATCCCCCAGCTCATCACATGTCACGTAGTTGTCGAGATAGCTCTGCGGCAACACCACCAACCTATGCACGTCTACGCTACTTGCGTAGTTATCGAATTCCTGCTCCTCGACCACCACGCGGTACTCGGCGCCCATACGGTCAAGCGCATCTGCGGTGAGCGTCTTTCCCCAGCGCCCTTTAGAAACAATGTAGATCGGATGCTTAGGCTTCATCGACATACCGCTTGTCTGCAAGTGTTGCCTTCTCTTGAGCTGGGAACCACACTGAGCTTGTCTTGGTGGTTACGCTCTGCCCAATGAGCTTGGCAAACGCCTGAAGGCTTTCCACGCTGTCAAAGTTCACACGAAGGGAGTAGACGGGTAGCAGGTTCTTTTGCTCGTACTCAGGCATTCCAGCCCACTCCTCGCGCCACGACTCCTGTTCTCCGAAGAGAACATGCTGGTCGTCGTTGGGCTTTGCGTAAGGCATTACAGGGTTGCCTTCTCGACGTGGCGGTTGGAAGCCTCCATAGAGCGCCATACGGCGATTCTTTCCTGACAGGCTATGAGGAGCCATCTGAGGCGTTCGCGCTCCTCTACGGCTTGTCTAAGGGCTTGCAAATGCTCTTTGTAGCGTGGGGAGGCGTAGGCTTCGCGTTCCTGCATGGCGGCGGTCTTGTACTCACCGTTGCCGTACACCTCAGCGTTTTTCATCTCTTCTGCCTTGATGGTCTTCCTCAGCTCCTCCATGTACACCTTTGTTGCCTCTGCCTCTGCATACTTGGCGGAGTGGGCGATCATGAAGTCGACTGCGTCATTGGGGTCAATAAGCTTGCTCATGTTTGTTCCTTAATTTCAACAATAAGTTTTCCGGGTTTTGTTCCAAATTTTCTGTAGATCATGATGGGCTGAAAGAGCTGGTCATTCACCATCATTGCGTCGGCTAAGCCGTCCAGCGCTCCCTTTGCCGCGGCTAAGCAATTGTCCGCGTCGCGCTTTCGTTTATCAGGCATCTCAAACGTCAGCGTAAGCTTGATGTCCTTGCCTGCGTGTTTCCAGCCCTTGAGTTGGTGCTTAGCCAACCATGTGCTGTTCTCACGGTAGTCTGATCGTAGTTGGTAGAGCTTGCCCCAGTGAGTGCCCTTAGCCCTGTTTGGGAACAGCTCCGCTGGTGGGAAGTCGAGCTCGACGCGAATCACGCTCCGTTTGCATTCTTCGCACAAGGTCGTCACAAGCGGGTTGCCCTCTACGTTTTGCGATGTCATTCTTTACTCCTTGCCACCATAATTGCGCGCTCCCTGAGCCTCGCTCTATAGCCTTCTTCTCGTACCGACTCATCCACTCTCGCGCTTCGCACTGTCTCATGTGCTCCAAGGTCTCCAGTGAGATTGAGACATTCGAGGGTGCAAGTCTCGGTGTAGGCATGACCAAACCCTTCGCGGATTTCGTCGAGGATTTTTTGGGCTTCATGTTTGGTCATCCTTGTCCTTTAAGTTCACGATCAGCAACGTAGTCATGGACAATAAGCCCGTTCTCAATGCTACCCACCCACATCTCAGGGATCCAAACAAAGCTACCATCTCTTTTCTTTCTCATGTGCGCTCTACGTTTATGCCTTGCAGGGCTGGCATGGGTTCCGCCTTTGTGGGGTTGCTTAACTTGCGCGCTAGGTCTAAGTTCAATCGTGTTCCATGAGTACAACAAAGGTTGGTGCTTGGCTCTGCGCTTGCGATTGATAAAGTCCAACCCCTTGGCGTTGTGGGCAATGAGCACCTCTTCGGTTGTGTGTGCCCTCATGTTCAACAAACAAGTCACATTTAAAGCCGCAAGACACGCATCGTTAAATGTTCTGGAGACCGTCTCTAGTGATTTGTTTTCATAAAGTTTTTTTTGAAGTCTTGTGAAATGCTGAACTGTTTTGCTGTCTAAAACATCCGTGATAAAACCAAGCGGTACTTCTTCTAGGTTCAAAGCCCACAGGCAAAGGACAGCACCCTCGTAATCATCCACCTTCCCATGCTTCTCGTAAGTTACCACTGTGTTTTTAAGCTTGGGATGAATTATTGCCATCTTCTCGGACGGTGGCATGTAGTCTGAAATTCTGTACTTGCTTTCTTGATGATCTGGGACGTTTTTACCAGCCCAGTCCATCAATTCTTTTTCACCAAACTCACTGATGTTTGATAAGTCAAACCATGTGAAATCAGCAACATCAAACCCAACCTTTGATGCCATGTCAGCTACTTTTGGGTTCATGATTTCCTCTTCGCCAGTCCTGCACGAATAGCCAGCTCGTTGCGCAGACGGTACTCGTACTTTGTTTTGCGGATCTTCTCGTGCTCTGTAGGCTGTAGCTCTGGCTCGTTGTCAAACAGGGCGGCAAACTCTTGCCACTTTGGTGGGTAGCCATTGACGCTGGCGCCCCAAGAGATCATGTCGATCTTCATGACTTCATTGATCGCAACACGAATGGCTTCTGCGTCACGCAGGGCTTCTGTGACGCGAGGCCACGTGTCCGAGGTAGCCTGATGGTGGTAGGCACAGACCCAGTTTCCACCAGTGGAGATCCCACCAGCCATAGGGCACCCGTTAGCAAAACAGTTGTGGTTGACTTGTTCGTCAGCGACCTCAGTCGTGTCGTGATATTTTCGTTTGGCAGTTACGTAACTCATTTTTTGTCCTCATGGTATGCACCTTCGATGATGCGTGGAAATTTTTGTGGGTTAAACAGAAAATCAAAGCTTGCTTTCCATTCCTTAGACTGACCAGTCAAAAACTTTGAATCTTTGACCATTGTGAAAAACCACTCAAAGAACTCAAGACCTTGCTCCCTGTTCATCTTTTCGGTTGTCACAACTTCACGCCATCTTGCCGAAACCATCTTTTTGCGAGAGTCATTGACAACTGTCACCATAGGCAACATTGGGAGGATCTTGTTGTACATCTCAATGATTTCAGCAACTGGACATGCTGGTTGGGCTTTTGGCTTTGCCAAAGGCTCAGAGGCTTCAGCCTCACAAGAGAGATCCTGTCCTTGATCTATTCCTTGATCCTCTCCTTGATCCTCTCCTTGATCCGCATGGGAGTCTTCGAGAGGATTCGCGAGGATTCGAGAATTGCCAGATGATGGAGGTATTTTTGACTTGCTGGGTTTGTCAATCTTCTGGTGTGACAACCACTTACAGATCTCAATGTACGAATCACCCTCAATCTGATAGCGAATGATAGTGTCCACTAACTGAAGCTCATTCAGCCAGCCATCGATCTTGGCTTTTGCATCATCATCATACGGAAAAAGAAGGCTCGCGAGCATTCGCGAATTTCCTCGAAGTCGACCTTCATCATCTGCCAATGTAAACAACATGATGAATAAAAGACGTGCATCACGGCTGACCTTACCCATGCTTTCAGATTGAGGAAACTCAGGTTTTATAGTTCTGATTCGAGCCATGATTATTCTCCAAACAAAATGCGGTAAACATTCTGCTTTTCTTGTTCAGCGGCTTCATTAGAGACTGATTTTGCATCCACGTAGTAAGACAACGCAGTTGCTAACTGTTCAATCCGATACGACAAACCAAAACCATTTTGAGCCAACACGGAAGCCAACGCCAATCTGGCTACCTTGGCAGACTCATGCTCTTCTTTGTGGCAGTCAGCACACAAGGTCTCAATCTCATGAATGGCATAGTCCCATGGCCCCTCTGAATCAGGGCTGTACAGCACATGATGTGCGTGTAAGGTACTTGTTGAATCACCGCAGGCTTGGCAAGTGAAGTTATCACGTTGAAATACCTCAAGGCGAAGTTTTTGCCAACGAGGGTCTAATAGCTTTTCAGCATAGGTGTTTTTTGAACGCATTTAAGCATCTCCGCAAATCTCCCAAAAAGAAACAGTCGGCAGGCGGGGAGTTCGCTTTTCGGTACGCTCATGACTTCGTACCTAGCCGTGTTTCAAAATATGTTACACGAAAAACAAATCTGGACGCAAGTCTTTTCTTGTGACCAAACCTTGTGTTGCTTTTTCAATCTTAACCGCCAACGCGGCTGATGCTGTTCTACGCTCGTGAATGAGCAGTGACATCCATGTCAGGCTGATGCCTAGATACTCTGCCATCTCACCACGTGCGCCCAACGGCTCCGTCTCAAAATACTCTTGCAATGTCATCATTGTTTTTCCTTGGCGGCAAGTATACATTAACTTTGAATTAAAAGAAACCCTTGAATTTAGTCAAGAATGTATTGCAAGGCTTTTTAATATCGTGTTAAGATTCGCTCACGCCGATACGGCGGTTAAGGAGAATCAATTGGACAAACAACTTCCCTACACGACCAAGTCTGGTCTTCAAATTGGGTGCAACTACACCCCTCCCCAACGTAACCACATGAGCGCTGATGCTGAACGCATTCAGATGGCTCTGCTTGGCATTGAGCCTGAGTTCTCTCAGCGCCGTGTTGCTGGCTGGGTTGCGTACATCATCTTTCTGGCAGTGCTCGTTTCAACCTTGGTTGCGTTAGGGGTCTGAGATGACCAGAGAAGACATTATTTGTATGGCGCAAGAGGCAGGATTGATTGGCAAGCCAATCTTTACAGAAGGTTTAGAACATTTTGCCAACCTTGTTGCTTCTGCTGAACGTAGTGCATGTATTGATTTACTGATGGGTTTGCATGAAGCCCAAAGCAACAACGGCGCCCATGACTACTACCACTTTGCTTCAAACGCAATAAAAGAGTTAAGGGGCAAAACCATCACCATTAAATCTAAACAATTTAAATGCACTGGTTGTCAAGGCAAATGGCATAACTCAGAAGATGCCAAGCATCATTCATGTAAGGATTTCCAATGAACAAAGAACAATTACTTGACCAATTTGCAATTGAGGCAATGAAGGCAATTCAACGTCAAGAGGGTATGGTTGCTGTGCATAACGTAGCACTACGCGCTTATGGAATTGCAGAAAAAATGTTGGAATGCAGGCAAACGGTTTTAGACAATTGGGCATTGAAGGATGCAATTGTTGAAGATGGCATTGAAAAACTTGAATTGACTGTACGGTCTGAGCACTGTTTAAAAGCTGAGGGCATTTACACCATAACGCAACTGCTCACATACTCTGATATTGGCTTGCTTAGGGTACCTAATTTGGGACGAAAAAGCCTCAAAGAAATTATGGAGCAATTAGATGCACGTGGATTGAAGTTAAGGGGGCAAGCATGAATGACAAAGACTTCGAGCGCCTCTACATCATTCTGTTTGTAGCTGGTTTGGCAATTTCCCTATACGACCTTTTTATCTGGAGACCCTAATGAATTTACAAGACGTCCTATGGTTTGACACCAGCAAAGGTCGCATCGGCATCCTGATGGTGCTTGATTGGCACACGGAGACGCTTCACTACATCATGGGCATAGCCAGTGGCATGAACGACAACGTGGACATCAACCACATCTACAGCGGAGGGATGCACCTTCCTGACTACGTAGGTGCGGCGTTCTTCTTTGGAGACTGGGAGTGATTACCATGGCTACAAATCAAGAATACGAACAATGGAAAAACGACCCTGTGTTACAGCAGGAATACACACAATATTTACTTGAGGAAGCACTCAAAACAGACCCAAAATCAATTGAATTTATCAACCAATTTACTAGCAAATTTAACGAAATCTTTAAGGAAAAATCATGAGTTTTATCGTAGAAAACACAGCGCCAATTGGCGATTTCAAACCCGTACCCGCAGGGCTTCACCTCGCACGTTGCTACCGCATCATTGACTTAGGAACCCAGCGTTCTGAGTACGATGGTCAAGAGAAGCACCAGCGTAAGATCATGCTTGGTTGGGAGCTCCATGGCAAAGACGACGAAGGAAACGAGCTCGTCACAGAGCGTGGTGACCCCCTAGCCATCTTTAAGAACTACACGCTGAGTTGGTCAGAGAAGGCTAACCTTCGCATTGACCTACAGAACTGGCGTAACAAGCCCTTCACAGACGCAGAGATGCGGCGCTTTGACATCCAAACCATCTTGGGTGCGTGGTGCATGTTGACGGTGATACCGAGACCGGGGAAGAGCGGCAAGATGTACTCCAACGTCAAGGGCGTAGCCCCTGTTCCTTCGGTCATCAAGTCCGCTGGTCTACCCCCTGCCATCAATCCTAACCAAGTGTTCCGCATCGCTGAACCTGACTACGAGCTTTTTGAAACCTTCGGTAAGGGGCTCAAGGCGATGATTGAGGAGTCACCTGAGTGGCAGGCTCTCCAAGGCAGAAAACCCGCTCCAAAGCCCGTTAAAACAGGTTCTGGTAACGCGAACTCTGGTTTTGATGATATGGAGGATGATTTGCCTTTCTAGAATGGTATACTTTGGGCATACCGTTCTAAAGGAGACATCATGAAGGTATGCAAAGAGTGCGGCGTTGAGAAAGAGCTTGGCAGTTTTTACAAACACTCGCGGATGCTAGATGGTCACTTAAACAAGTGCATTGAATGCGTCAAAGCAAGGGTGAAAAAACATAGGACTGCCAATCTTGATCGAGTCAGGCAATACGACAAAAGTAGGGCAAATCAGCCACACAGAGTCCAAGCTCGAAAAGACTACGTTGCAACCGAACAAGGCAAAGAAACACGAAAGAAAGCAGGTCAGGCATACAACAAAAGGTACCCATTGAAGTACGCATCGCACGTCATAACAGGCAATGCGATTCGTGACGGCAAACTGGTAAGACCTAACAAATGCTCGACCTGTGATTCAACCGAAAAAATAGAAGGACACCATGATGACTACACAAAACCGTTTGATGTTCGTTGGCTTTGCGAGTCGTGCCACAAAGAGTGGCATCGCCACAACAAACCAATCTATGAATGACTGATCATGAAACACGAACGGGACGAATTAACACTTGACCTGTTTGGGGGGTATATGCCCCCACCTACGGGTTTACAGCTTGGTCACGCCTTGGCTAAGGTGGCGGCTGATAACGCTGGTGAGGAGTGGAAGAAGCTTGCCTATGAGACGTTTGTCCAGTATGCGCGTATGCACCACGAGTTCACCACAGAGCAAGTCAGAGCTGACAGCTTGGACGTTCCCAATCCCCCTGAGCCTCGTGCTTGGGGGCACATTGTGAACATGAAGAAAAACAACAT